TATAATATTAAACATTATAAAGGAGCAAGAGGGAAAGCAATAGTACCCCCCCCCGGTGGTTAAAAAATATTTTAAGAGGCCTTCTTAACACCTACTGTCCACCATAACGCATAATTCTTTCCCACATCAGCTTTTGAAAGGAGGTTTTGCTAAATGCCAACACCACCAAAACCATATATCGTATTAGCAAATGAAAAGAAATCACATAGAACAAAAAAAGAATTAAGTCAGCGAAAGCAAGGCGAAGATGCACTTACAACAGGCGTTGCTATGAAAGCAAGACCAGAAGTAAAAAGTAATCCTGTTGCAAATAAAGAATTCAAAAGAATTAATGATTTACTTAAAAAAATTAATAAAAACGACGCCATTTATGAGCCAGTTTTAAATAGATATTGTATGTTACAAGCAGAATGCAATGATCTTGAAGAAAAGCGGAATAAACTATTTGAAATAACATTAATGTTACAAGAGAAGTTTGATGAAACAATTGATAACGCACCAGAAGATAAGCAAGCTAATCTAGTTAGACAGTTTGGAAAAGATATGGCTTCGTTTATTGCAACCATGATAGAGTGCGATAAGCAAATACAAACGAAAAGGAAAATGCTCCTCGATATTGAAAAAGAGAATATAATGACAGTTGCATCTGCACTTAGAAGCATTTCAAAGAAAACGGAAAGCAAAACCAACGCTTTGTTAAAAGCTTTAGGCGGTGATTAGTTGATACAAGAAAGCAGAGCATATAAATACTGTGAATTTGCATTAATTCCTGATAATAGAAAAGTTCCAAAGTATGTAAAAAAGCAATGTGAATCATGGAAGAATATAGCTGATGGCACTGATGATGAAGCGTTTATTGATGAGAAATCTTATACTAAAGTAATTAACATATTAAAACTAATGATACATCCGGATTTAAATGTGCCAATGGATGCAGGCTTATCAAACCATGCTATGTTACTCATAATAGCAACATTTTGTACGAAGCTAAAGAATGATAAAGGATTAGATATACGTTATTACATAACCGTACTGGAAGAGATAGCAAGGAAAAATTTTAAAACATTTGATTCTGCAGTAATTTTTATTTTGTTAATGTTAACTGAACCTAGATTTTCCAGGTTCTTTTCAGTTGCACCAGATTTAAAATTATCCAAAGAGCTACAACTTGCAATTAGAAAGATAATAAAATCAAGTCCTCTTTTATGTGATGAATTAGAACCTGTATTTAAGACGCTAAGAAGCGAAATTCGTTGCTTACTTACAGAAAGCGAATACACACCCTTAGCATATTCAGAAGATAAAATGGACGGTAAACTTGCTAATGCATTTTTAGCAGATGAAGCTGGAGCGATGGATAGTTATCCTGTAGAGTCAATGCGATCATCACAGATAACGCTACTAAACAAGCTAGGTATCATTATCAGTACTCAGTATCCGAACGACAATAATGTAATGATTGATGAAATCGATAAGGCAAAGAAAACACTAGATGGATTAAGAGAAAACAAGCGAATGTTTTCTTTACTTTTTGAGCCTGACGATGATTTGCTTGCTAATGATCAGTGGCAAACAAATGACTTAGTAATCTATCAAAGCAATCCTGTTGCAGTAGAAAATGAGCATATCTTCGAAGCAATTAAGGACATGCGAGAAGATGCCATCCTATATGAGAATAAAAGAGAAAATTATCTTTGCAAGCATAATAATATTAAATATAAAGGCCTAGGAGTAGAAGGATATGTTGATGTTACAAAAGTAAGAGAATGCAAGAGGGGATCAGATGATAATTGGTGGAGAGGTCGGAGAGTATGGTTAGGATTGGACTTATCTATGTCAGATGATAATGTATGCGTTGATATGAAAACTTATGAAGGTGATACAGTAGAAGAATCTGAACTCTACTCTAAGACATTTGGTTTTATACCTGCGGATAAGATAGATTATAAATCTAAGAGAGAAGGCGTTGACTATAAGAAATTGATACGAGAAGGTAGTTGTTTTGCATGTGGTGATGAAGTTATATCATATACAGCTATAGAAGATTTCATACTTTCATTAGAAGATAAATATGGAGTTGTAATAGTTCAGTTAGGTTATGATAGATGGAATGCATTATCAACTATTCAAAAATTGGAGAATAGAGGTATTGAGTGTGTAGAAATAAAACAACATTCAAGTGTATTACATTCTCCTACTAAGTTACTAAAAGAGAAGATATTAAGTAAAAAATATCAATATGATGAGAATTTAATGCTAGAAATTAATTTTCAAAATGCAAGATGTACAGAGGATACAAATAAGAACAAATATGTTAACAAGAAGAAATCTGTAGGAAAAGTTGACCAGGTTGTTGGCAATATAAACTCTACATACTTAATAGAACAAGAATTATTAAATGGTCAAAATGACTTTGTATTTCAAACAGGCTAGGAGGTGAGAAGTTGAGATTTTTCAAGAAGAAAGAAAAAAGAGCAGAAGAAGTATCATTCGAAGATGCCTTATTGCGGTCATTATTGGCAAAGACGGAAATGACAAAGGACAAAGCAATTCAAATACCTACAGTATCAGGTGCTATTAGCCTGATAGGAGATATAATTGCATCTACGCCAATTAAACTATACCAAGAAAGTGTAGTTAATAGCGAGAAAGAAACTAAAGAAATAGATGACTATAGGGTTACATTGCTAAATGAATCAACAGGTGATACATTGAATGCTAGTGAGATGTGGAGGGCAGTAACTAGAGACTATTTTCTAGGAAAAGGTGCTTATATCTATATCAACAAAGAGCAAGGGAAAGTAAAAAGTATTCACTATGTTGATGAAAAAAATATTGCAATACAGGAAAATACAGACCCAATATTTAAAGATTTTAATATATCAGTGCAAGGAACATCTTACAATCCTTATAACTTTATAAAAATACTGAGAAATACCATAAATGGTGCAAGTGGAGAAAGTATTGTATCGGAAAACGACTTGATATTATCAGTAGCATATAACGCTTTGAGATTTGAAGATGCACTTGTGAGAAAAGGTGGAAACAAAAAAGGATATCTTACTAGCGAAAAGAAAGTAACAAAAGAAACAATTGATGATTTAAAAGATTCATTTAGAAACCAGTATTCGAATAATGCTGAAAATGTAATTATACTTAATGAAGGATTGCAGTTCAAGGAATCATCGAATACTGCAGTTGAAATGCAGTTAAACGAAGGGAAGACTTCAAATGCTGCTGAGATATGTAAGATATTTCACATGTCACCTAATCTACTTAACGGTTCAAGTGTAACAATAAAACCAGAGGAAGAAATACAAAAATTTGTTAAACTTGCAGTTCTTCCTTTCATGAAGATAATCGAATCAGCTTTAAATGAGGACATCGGCTTTAAACGAGGACTTACTCTTAGAAAAGGAGAAGAAGTCCTTTTATTATGCTTTTGATACGAAAGAACTGCTGAGAGGTAGTGCAAAAGACCGATTTGAAACTTATAAAACAGCTATTGATAGCAAAGTTATGACAATCGATGAAGCAAGGTATCAAGAGGATATGAAACCTCTAGGGCTTGATTTTATCAATTTGGGATTGGGTGCAGTACTCTATAACACTAAAACGCAAGAGGTATTTATTGCGAATACAGGTACATCGGTAGACATGCAGAATTTGAAAGGCGGTGATAATATTGAGAATAGAAATACGAAATGACAGCGTTGTTATTGACGGATATGTAAATGCTGTAGAGCGTCTTAGTAACCCTGTAATAACACCACATGGTAAAGTTGTTGAAGTAATCGAACAAAGAGCATTTGAGAGAGCTTTAGAAAGAGCAGAAAATGTTGATTTGTTACTCAATCATGATAAAAATAGAAACCTAGGTTCTACACAAAAAGGAAACATTGAATTATGGGAAGATAACATCGGATTGCGGGCAGTTTGCACGATTACAGATATTGACGTAATGCAAAATGCAAAGGATGGTAAGCTAAAAGGCTGGTCATTTGGAATGTATGTTAATGATGATGATATAGAAAATAGATCAGAAGGTTTGCCAATTAGGCGTATTAAGGACCTAGACTTATTTGAAGTATCAATCATTGATAATAGAATGAATCCTTGCTATACAGCGACTTCTATTGAAACAAGAGCAGATGGTGACAAGGTGATTGAGCAACGAGCTTATGAAAATAAGGCTGTTACTGAAAATTTAATCGAAGCAAACAAAGAACCTATTGATTATTCAGAATTCGAAAACAGAATCCAATGTTTAAAAAGCCGATAAAAAGTCGGCTTATTTTTATATAAAGAAAGGAAAAAATATATGAACAGAGTAAGAAAAATTGCGGAGTTTAGAGCAACACTTAAAGGCCTTGAGGAACAGAGGGCAGAACTAGAAGAAGAATTAAAGAGTATTTTAGACGGAGCAAAAGCTGAAACAAGAGCGATTTCAGATGATGAGCAGACAAAGTTTAATGAAATTGAAAGTAAAATTAATGCAATCGATGCCACAATTGCAGCAGAAGAGAGAGCGAGAAATATCGGAACTAAAAAAACAGTAAAAAACCAAGAAGAGACACAAGAAGATGCTGAAATTAGATCATTTGCTAACTATGTAAGAGGTCAAGCTGGAATAATTATGGAAAGTCGTGCAGGAGAGCAAAATCTTACCATGGGGAACAATGGAGCAATTATTCCTGTAACAATCGCAAACCGTATTATCAAAGCGGTAAAAGATATTTGTCCTATCTATGCAAAAGCTACCATCTATCATGTTAAAGGAACATTAAAAGTACCTGCTTGGGGTAAGGCAAACACTACGCATGATATTAATGTTGGATACCAACAAGAATTTGTTGATATTACAGCTGACTCAGGAGCATTTTCAAGTGTTGATTTAACAGGTTATTTAGCTGGTGCATTAACACTTATTGGTAAGTCTGTTATCAACAATGGAGATGTAGATGTTGTTAACTTTATTGTATCTCAAATGGCAGAAGAAATCGCAGCTTTCCTTGAAAAGGAATTATTAATCGGTACTTCTGGAAAAGCCACAGGAGCATTATCTACAACTACAAAATTAAGCACTATGGCTGCAACCGTTATTACAGCTGATGAATTAATCGAACTACAGGCGAAGATTAAGCAAGTCTACCAGAGCAATGCATGTTGGATCATGAACCCAACAACATTTACAGCTATCAAGAAGTTAAAGGATTCGAATGATAGATATTTATTACAGGATGACTACACAAGTGAGTTTCCGTATCGCTTGCTTGGTAAGCCTGTGTATTTATCTGATAATATGCCAACTATTTCAGCAGGAGCAAAATCAGTATTATATGGAGATCTTTCCGGTTTATCCGTGAACATGAGAGAAGATGTGCAGATTCAAATATTATTAGAAAAGTATGCTACACAACATGCAATTGGAGTAGTTTCTTGGTTCGAGTTTGATTCCAAGGTGACAGATAATCAAAAGCTTGCCGTTTTAGAGCAAAAAGCATCATAGGAGGCATTCTATGAAAATAAGAGCGTTGGTTAGTTTTTCCGGTGTTCTTAGCATGAGAAAAGGTCAAGAGATGGAGTACAATAACGAAATTGTACTCCAAGATCTTTTACAAGCCAGATACATCGATGAAGTTGAAACTCCAACAAAAGGAGTGAAAAAAAATGAAGGTAAGCGAGGTTCAAGTAAGTAATATTGCAGAGTATTTAAGGTTTGACGATGAAGATTACAACACATCGGATATTCAAGTATTTATTGACGCTGCCAAAGCTTATATTAGATCATATACCGGGCTTGATGACGAAAGTATTGATACACATGAGGATATTACTATTGCTTTATACGTGCTATGCCAAGACATGCACAACAATCGGTCAATGTATGTAGAGAAAAGCAACGTAAACAAGGTAGTTGATACCATACTTGGAATGTATTGTATTAATCTATTGTAGGTGATGATATGAATGTTAATCCAGGAGAGTTAAATAAGCGTATAGAAATAAGAACTTTCAATAAAAAAACAGAAGAAAGTATCCTTGTAAGAAAGTGCTGGGCGAAAATCACAAACATATCTGGGAAAGAGATTATAAGAAATAATATTGATATCGAAAATATAGAGACAAGATTCCTTGTAAGGTACTCTAAAACTCCAATTACCAAGGATATGGAAATACACTTTAGGAATATGATTTTTGATATTCAATATAGTAATGAGTATGGATACAGCAAAGAGTATATAGAGATTCTGGCAACGTTTAAGGATTGGAGTACAAAATGAAAGCAGAGTTAAATTATAATAATTGTTTTTTCGAAATCTCTGAACTGATAGGGAAGATTCCGGACAGTATTGCTGTTAACGAGGAAGAAGCTTTAATTGAAATGGCCGTAGTAGTAAAAAGAAATGTGGAAAGCAGATTGAACCGATCAAGTCTTGATGATAGCGCAAAAAATTACGATGGTTCAAAACCATACAAGCATATGAAAGATGATGTTAAATTCACCGTATCACGTGATAGAAATGGTGGTTTATATGCAAAAATACAAGGTGGCAAAAATACTGGATACAAGTGGAAGTTTTTGAATGATGGTACTGTCAGAAATGGTATGATTCATACTCGAGCGACACACTTCATTGATCATTCGTTAAGTGATTCAGAACATGATATTGGAAGCATTGTTGATCGTACTATTAGTAAATCGATCTAGGAGAGCATATGGAAGAAAAATTAATTAATCTGATAAAAAGTACATTAGAAATTGAATGTGACAGTGTATTTGATAAATTACCAGTACCATGTACTCTCGTAGATATTTATAGCATATCGCCAGGACTTAATGGTGATGGTTCAAGCGTAATTGATGAATTCAAAGTACAGGTTGATTTATATTACAAAGCTAAAAATCCACTTGATGAAGCATCTAAAAAATTGTACCAAGCACTCAAACATGAAAAATATTACTCGTTGCCATACATGGAGAAATATTTTGACAAAGAAGCGAAATTATATAGAGCTACTTTCAGTTTTCATATAATAGAAAGTGAGGAATAAATAATGAAAAAAGTTAACTTGCAATTCTTTGCAGGAACGCCAAGTAAAAGGGCATACAGGATAAACATTAAAAACCCAGTATTCACTTTATTAACTTCGGATGATGATACGGCTTGCGTTTATGGAAAAGTCGATAGCCTTGGCGAAGCTATGGAAATTCAGATAACACCGACATTAGCAACTGGAACTTTATATGGTAACGGGGCAAAGGTTGATGATAGTGCTAAAATAACCGGAATTGATATGCAATTTGGTGCCACTAAAATACCAATTGAGCATAGAGCAACAATGCTTGGGAATACATATGCCGATGGTATATTAGTAGAAAATAAGGCAGATCAATCGGTATACATTGCATTTGGGTATGAAGTAGAACAGACGAATGGGAAAAGGGAATGTGTTTGGCTGCTAAAAGGAAAGGCTCAACCAATTTCAAGTACATCTCAGCAATCGGAAAGTAATATCAATTATTCAACCGACAGTATTAAAATATCTTTTATACCTCGTGCATTCGATGGTGCTATCCGTGCATTTGGCGATACTGCAAATGAAGCATTTACAGAGGAAAAAGCCGA